GGATGTAAAATCTGATGAGGTAATTTACAAAATGCGTGAATCTGATTTTATGAAATATGCCGTACGTGTTACGGATAGATTTGATAAAATCTAACAAGCCGAAACGGAGCAAAAGCTCCGTCCGTTAAAGATGGCAACTTTACCGCTGATGATGGCAAGCCAAAAAACAAAAAGAAAGGGAGAAAAGAACATGAAAAGAGTATCCGTAATTGTTATTCACAACGACTACAAAACAATCAAAACCATGGTAGCAAGATGTAATCAATCTGGTGAAATAGTTCCTTTAATAAGAGACAACGAAAAACCATACATATACGAACACTTTAACGATTTATACAAATCTGTTTTGACAATACTCAAAAACAATAATATGTATGCAAAATACTACAATGCTTTTGGTGTCAAATGGTATGACGTTCAATGGATAAACGAAAACTACCCAACTTCAATAGAATCTTTCGGATATAATGAAAATGTAATTAATCGTAAACTTGCTACCTTATAAAAGGTAGCAAGTGCAAATCTCAAAAAGTACAAAAAACCTCTTGACAAAAGGTACAAAGTGCATTATAATAAATGTACAAAGTAAAGAAACGGAGATGGAGAACATGAAATATTTTAACACTTGCAAGACAGCAGAAGAGTGCAAATCACTCTATCGCAAACTTGCCAAAATGTATCATCCGGACAACACAAACGGAGATGATACAATAATTAAACAAATCAATGCAGAGTATGTTATAGTCTGGGAACGATTAAAAGACGTTCACTTCAATGCAGAGACCGGAGAACGTTACACATCCGAACACAAAACAACAGAGACAGCAGAAGAGTTTATAGAAATCATCCGTAACCTATCAACCCTATCAGGAATAAACGTCGAACTGTGTGGTCGTTGGCTATGGATAACAGGAAACACATATCCATTAAGAAATGACCTTTACACTTTCGGATGTATCTATTCCAAATCTAAAAAAGCATGGTACTGGGCAAAAGACCTAACACCTGTGAAATACAGACACGGAAAATCAATGTCCCAGATACGCGAACAGTACGGTTCACAAAATATTCACCTTAATCCCTCACCATTGTTAGATTAATTTCAGACTCAGACCATCACAAATGTGGTGGTCTGGAATGTGAAATTAATTCACAAAAATAAAATGAAAGAAGGTGATAGAATGTATATTGTAATAGTCACATTAAAAGATGGTAAACGTTATATAAAACACGTAGATACATATGATGAAGCAGTCTACCTTTGTTTACTTATCAAAAAAATATGACGATGATGCTGAAAGTGTCACATGGGATGTTGTGTAAAAGGAGAAAAATCAATGACACAAGAAGAACGAAAAGAGTTTATAAAAACCCTGCACATGGCAGTACAAAACCTGCAAGATGAATCTGCATTATACACGTTTGAATATTGTATATTCTATTGGAAAGACTCTTGTTGGGGAAAAGAAGAATTAACAGAATCAGACTATGAACGAGTTGCTAGTTCCGAACAAGCATTTTACGAAGCACTAAAAATTTTCATCAATATTATGCGTGATTTTGGTTAAAGGAGAAAACACAATGAAAGAAGCATACATTTCCTACGCAGATGAACAAACAGGATACATCTACAACGTACAAATAGTAGTAAATGGTATCTATACAAAAGAATCCTTCTATGAAAACGACCTCTGGGACGCAATAACACACGCAGAAACAATAGGTTGTCAAAACATATTCACAACATTCTAAGGAGGTACAACTATGATATTCGATATTAGAAAATCATCAGATTGGGATTATAAGGAAACGAAAGAAATTAACACATTATATGATTTACTTGCATTTTTGAAAGAATGTGAATCTGATTTTTCTGCTGAAATTATTTTAGGAATCAATAAAGGATACCTAGAATATTGTAAAAATGAATATTACATAGAAATATACGATTCATGGAGGGAATAAAAATGTCATATTCACCCAAACTATCAGCACCTCAACCAGAATACATAAAAGCATTAATCTGGTTTAGAGGTGGTTCAACACAAGACAACACTGATTACTTCAACATCAACAAATCTTCTTCATCAGGCATGAAACTATTAAATGCCTACCTAGACCGCTACAATTAATACACAAAAGGAGGTAAATCATGAAACGAAAATTCCGTAAATTCTGGAAAGAATGGGGAATGACCAGAGAAGAACTTCTCTGGTTTCTCCTAATTCCCACATTATCATTATACATTTTCATTCTAGTAATAATTGTTCTACTCTTACTATAACACCTATCGCAGAATACACAAAGTTAGTCTCTGACAACTTCAACACACAAACTTCACAAAATTTCAATTTCCTCTTGCAATTTCCTATACAATATGGTACAATAAGAGAGTCAAGAGAGATTCTCCATCTGGTAGGTTCAGTAGTTTAAGGGGTAAAACCACGCAAGTGATAGAGGTTCAAATCCTCTCTGAACTATTAGTGCAAATAGTAAGCACTAGGAATAACAACAATGTAACCATCAACAATGCCATTACTAAATCAAAAAGGAGGAATAAAAATGGCAAGAATCCCTATGGTAACAAGAACACTAATCTCCACAAAATGTACTGTACTCTGTATGAATCTCACAGAGGGTACACCGTTTGAGCAGGAAATCACAATCCCTCGTACTTATAAAGATGCGAAAAAGATGCTCAAGGAAGTACAGAAAGTTGTAGACAACGAGACTACAAAGGCAGTACACATTAAGTCCTTTGAGGAACAGGAAACTCTGTATGGTATGACAGAACAGAAATTCATGGAATACGCAGATGTACTTCAACCCAGGGGAACTAAAGAAGAGTAACTATTAACAAACCCTACGCAATCCCCCGAAGCGTGCATACAACTGAATATAGAAAAAACCTAAAACAAAATAAAATCAAAAGGAGAACAAAAAATGGAAGGATATTCTGTATCAATCAAAGAAACTAGTAAACAGCTCTCTGCAAAAGAGAGAATCATGTTCAAGGACACAACGTCTGCAAAGAAGATTGACGAAGAGTCCCAGAACGGTGATTTTATTATTGCACCTTCCTTCTATGGAATCCTTGAAGTCCACAATGAAAAATCAGACAACGTAGATTATGAAAACTACGTCATTGTAGACGAATCAGGTGAGAAATACGTTACTGGTTCAGCTTCATTCTGGTCTAGCTTCATGGATATTGCGAAAGAGATGGAAGGTGAGACAGAGGAATGGGCAGTAAAGGTTTTCAGAGTTCCGTCTAAAAACTACAAAGGAAAAGACTTCCTGACCTGCTCCATCATCTAACTCAAATCATTACATCATCCTGATAAAATTAAAAGCACCCACATTGGAAAGAGACTTGCGCAGTGTGGGTGCTTTCCTTACTCTTGGAGGATAGCAAAATGCCTTATAAACGAAAGAAACAAACTCCTGCACACAAAAAGCAGTTAGAGAGAGTAAGGCAGTTCATCCGCAGAGCAGAGAAGAGAGGATTCAGATTTACAGATGATTTTAAATCATCGCTTAAAGACTTAAAAACGGTGCAACTGAAAGCACTAAAACCTGAAAAACTCTACTCATTATCAACTGCACTTTCTGAAACGGGAGATATTATATCTGGTACAGAAAGACGAAGAGAAGAGCGGTCGCTGTCAGCTAAAAAATCAGCACAGACACGGAAGAAAAAGAAACAACAAAAAGAACAAGAATATTATCCCGATGGTGGAGAAATAATTTACGGTAATATTGTTGAAGAATTTATAGAAAGATTACAAACACCAACACCAGAATTTTCAACATCAAAATCAGGCAGAAGTTATAGAAGAAGTGTTGCAGTAGTAAAGGAATCTGAGAGACAAAAAACATTTCTATTGTCCCTAACATTTAAAGTAGAAAGAGAAATAGGAATTTCAGCACTTGGTTGGAGACTACAAGAAAGGGCAACAGATGTTAGTTCATTAGTAGAATATGTTCTTTATGGTAGTGATGTAGCAAAAATTCAATCAGCAGCAACAGAATTAGCTTCAATAATAAAAGGTAGTCAATTAACATTACAAGAAAGAATTGATATAGGTGAACAAGAGGAATTTAACGAAGATTGGGAATTACCTGAGTAATGTCAAGTAACAAAAGACGGTATCTAGTATGTGACTTTGAAACTAGCGTATATGATGGTCAGGAGAGTACAGAAGTATGGGCATCTGCTTCAGTAGAAATGTTCACAGAAGATGTTCATATATTTCACTCAATAGAAGAACAATTTGACTATTTCATATCACTAAATTCTAACTTAATCTGTTACTATCACAATCTAAAATTTGATGGTTCATTTTGGCTATCATATTTACTAACAGATTTAAAATATAAGCAAGCATACGAAACAATAAACGGTGACATAGATACAACACAATGGTTAAGAGACAAAGATATGCCATCCAAATCATTCAAATATAGCATATCTGATATGGGACAATGGTACTCAGTTACAATCAAAACACACGGTCATATTATTGAACTTCGTGATTCACTAAAACTTCTTCCATTCTCTGTAAAGCGTATAGGAGAATCTTTTGGAACTAAGCACAAAAAACTTGATATGGAATACAAAGGATTCAGATATGCAGGTTGTACCATTACAGACGAAGAAAAAAGATACATCGCCAACGATGTATTAGTTGTAAAAGAAGCGTTAGAAATAATGTTCACCGAGGGACACAATAAATTAACCATTGGGTCATGCTGTTTATCAGAATATCGTCGAATAATGGGCAAAGACGATTACAATATGTTTTTTCCTAACTTATACAACATTCCTCTTGACGAAACAGAACACAAATACAGCTCAGCAGGAGAGTGGATAAGGCACTCATACAAAGGAGGTTGGTGTTATCTCGTTAAAGGCAAAGAAAACAAAATTTACAAAAAAGGTACAACAGCAGATGTAAACTCTCTTTATCCATCTGTTATGTCAAGTGAATCTGGTTCATATTATCCAGTATCTACACCAAAATTCTGGACTGGAAACTACATACCAGAAGAAGCAACAAAGTTTGAAAATCGTTACTATTTTGTAAGAATAAAAACACGATTCTATTTAAAAGAAGGCTACCTTCCATTTATACAAATAAAAAACTCACTTTTATATAAAGGGACGGAAGCCCTAGAATCAAGTGATGTGTGGGATAAAAAGACACAGCAGTATTACACACACTACTACAATAAAGATGGAGAATTAGTTGACACTAGAGTAGAACTTACTTTAACAATGACAGACTACATTCTTCTTCAAGAACATTACAATCTAGTAGACTTTGAAATAATAGATGGTTGTTGGTTTTTCGCCGCAAAAGGAATCTTTGATGAGTACATAGAAACGTACAGAAAAATAAAAATAGAAAGCACTGGTGCTAAACGTGAGTTGGCAAAACTTTTTCTTAATAATTTGTACGGAAAAATGGCAAGCAGTACCAACAGTTCTTTCAAAATAGCATACGTCAAAGATGACCAATCTATAGGGTTTATGTCCGTAACACAGCACGACAAAGACCCTGGGTATATTCCAGTAGGTTCAGCAATAACATCCTACGCAAGAAATTTCACAATTAGAGCTGCCCAGAAGAACTATCATGGTAAATCAAAAAGAGGATTTATCTATGCAGACACAGACAGCATACATTGTGACCTTGCACCAGAAGAAATAGTTGGAATAAAAGTCCACGATAAAAACTTCTGCTGTTGGAAACTAGAATCCTGTTGGGACAAAGCTATTTTCACTCGTCAAAAGACATACATTGAACACGTTACTCACGAAGATTTAAAACCAATAGAAAAACCATACTACAACATTAAATGTGCAGGTATGCCACGAAAATGTAAAGACCTATTTCAACTATCTATGGATGGTAATGCAGACCCAGAAGGACACTTAGACATAACAGACAACACAATGATACCTTGGTCAGAAGATGAAAAAGAGTTTCTCTTCAACAAAGACACAGGAAAACCAATAAAACGCACAATCAAAGACTTCAAAATAGGTCTAAAAGTACCAGGAAAATTATTACCAAAGAGAATCCCCGGTGGGGTGTTGCTAGTAGACACATTTTATGAAATGAGATAAGGAGTAAAATATGAGTATTCTTGATATTATCGTATTAACATCTATACTTGATGAAATTGAACACAATTCTAAAAATGAAACCAAAAAACCTGAACCAGAAAATCCTGTAGAGGTTTGTATCTATCATGATTCAATGATTGTTGCATTTGATGATGTAGATAAAGACCAGATTCAAGAATTTATTCTATTTTTAGATGCAAATTCATGTAAATATACTATGGAAGAAAATGAATTTGAAATTTCAGCTAATATAGTGACTCTTTATAGAATACTTCTTTACCTTACTAATGAGTTTGAAGAAATTGCATTGTATTAATGGAGGAATAACTAAATGAATACCAAAACTATCAATGGCAGACCGTGTGAAGAAATCAAAATTAAATACCTCAGGAACATCAAACCGATTGAAATCTTTTCTCAGGGAGATTGGATAGACCTTAGAGCAGGGCAGGACATAACATTAAACGCAGGCGATGAAGCTGTTATTCCTCTAGGTGTAGCTATGGAATTACCATTAGGTTATGAAGCAATTATTGCACCACGTTCATCAACCTTCAAGAAATGGGGTATCCTCCAGACAAACAGCATTGGTATCATTGATGAATCATATTGCGGAGACAATGATGAATGGTGTATGCCTGTTGTTGCTATCAGACCAACTAAGATTCACAAGAACGACAGAATTTGCCAATTCAGAATCATTCGTCATCAGCCTTTATTAGCACTCACAGAAGTAGACACTTTAGGAAATCCAGACAGACAGGGTTTCGGAAGCACAGGTGAAAAATGATTACAATATTTATTCATATTCCATCATTAATAATAGGTGTTATAATAGGGTACATATTAGTATCACTGATAATGGCATTTTTCAGCAGATTTGATGCTACAGATTTTCAAAGAGGATACACAGATGGTGTACTAGACACAGAGAGGAAATACGCAAATGAACGAACAGAAGAAACAGAATCAGGAAACAAAGATTGATGGTGTACAAGCAATCTATGATTACACGCATTGTAAACAGGTATCAAGCTGTGAAGAGTGTGAATGTTCAAAACAAATAAACATTGAACATTTTTACAACTTATGTGAATTTTTAAGAACATACACAGCAAAAGCAAGAGAACGAATAGACTCAGCACTTAACGAAGTATTATAAATTCAAAAAGACCGTAGGAGAATCATAAAGATTGCATCCTGCGGTCTTTCTTATATCATTACCTTATGCAGTACAAGAGCGGTCAGCGTAACCGATAAGTTAGTGGGCTGTGTCTTTCAACAGTGCTATCCCACATCCTCAGATGTACCCACATAAGTTGATACCTTAATAACTCAAAGCCTTTAAAACAGCTTCCTTGCATCTCAAATCTTTAAATCTAAAACAACCTTTCTCGAAATAATATCTCATATTCATAATAAGGAAATCATTCTGTCTTAACATAACATAATTTATATTGTGGTCATCAGTAGTTACAGTTATTTTCAACTTAAAGCTATTATCAGGTTTATCATCACAGTAAATCACACCTGCATCAGCATATTCCCTAATAGCATAATCAGTTCCCATATATCTCAATGTACATATGTATTTTCCATTTCCATCAGGTTTTTCAATAAACGCTTTATTATCCAGAAGATAAACACCTTCACTATTGTATGCAGTATAGCTGTTCCTGACAAAAGCTCTATTAAAACCACTTTCTTTCTGTGCAAGACTAGCACTTTCAACATAACCCTGTTCAAGAACAAATCCATCTCCTTTAAGAAACTTTGTATCTCCTTTTAATCTCTCAGCAATACCCATATCTATATAATAAGGATTCAACAAAGTAACAGGGTTCGCTAACATAAAAACAGGAACATATCTTATCTGTTCACCGTTACCTCTTGCAACAGATGTATGAATACTAATAAACTTATTAACCTCATTCTGACAATAGTGATTAGTTTCACTCTGAAATTCATCAAACAACATCCTAGAACAATCACTAAACAAATGACTATACTTTTTAATCTGGTCAGCACTATTCAAAGAAACAGCATAACCACAATGCACACCTTCTTTTTCTCCTTCATTAACAATATTATTCAGAAACAAATTATGGTAAATACCCTGAGCACATCTTTTTGAAGTCATATTATACTCTGGAAAAAATAACTTGCTTATGTCTTTGAAGAACTTATCAGCACATTGGTCTAGTTCATAATTGTACCTATAAATAAGCATGAATTTTTCACCAAATTTCAAAAACCTATTTACGCACAATCTTCCAAAATAAGTTGTCTTACCGCCTGTTCTATTAGTTGTACAAATAAACACTTCTGGTTTTTCACCATTTAAGTCCAACATAGACAATAGTTTAGTTCCATCATAATATTTTGTACTCATAAAAGTCATACCTCCGTATTGATATTATACCATATTTCTTGACTTTCTGCAATAGATATGTTATAATTAACTCAAATAGAAAGGGGGTGACACTATGGATGTGCAGGCAGTTTTACAAGCAATTACAACAGTGGGATTTCCCATTGTATGTTGTTGCGCAATGGGTTGGTACGTTAAATATGCAACTGACAAGAACAGGGAAGAGATTGCTAAACTCAATGAACAGCACAACAAGGAAATGTCAGAAGTAACTCAGGCAATAAACAATAATACACTTGCGTTGCAAAAGCTGTGTGACAAACTTGATTACGAAAGAGAGGATGTATTGAAATGAATCTTATTATAGGAAAACCAGGTTCAAGTATAACACTTGAAAATGTTATCAGCTACACAGTAACTAATAAAGATAATCCTACTATTCAAGTTGTTCATAAATCAGGTGATTCTGTTCATGTTGATATAATTCAGACTCAGGATGCGTTAAATGCAGGTACAACTGATTTTGGTTCTTAAACTCGGAGGATTAAAATGGTAGTAAATATTAGTAAAGGTACAAGTATTACGTCATATACAAATGTTATTGCAGTAACAGTTAGTGATGCAGATGCTCCTACTGTTCAGATTATTTATAAATCAAGTGATTTTATTCATGTTGATACTATTCAGTCAAAAGATATAACAACTGTATCAATAACGTTTGTTATTCCACAATCTCAGGGTAATTAAATATGACACATGAATTTCACACAGTTAAAAAAGGAACAACAGGAATAGATGTAACAGTATTACAGTCTTTTTTTCGTGCTTCAATGTTCATAGGGAAAGACGGAAAGCCGATTGAAATTGATGGTATCTCAGGAGAAAATACAGTATACGCAATCAACACTTTTAAGAAACAAAATGCTATATACAATGTAGCAGGTGAAACATGGAATCAGGACGGTGTTTTTGATTCAAATTGTTGGGAAAGATTAGGATTAGGAAAAGAAACATCAGGAATATCAGTAGATAAAATCTATCAGTTCGGTGTAAACACCTGCAATAATCCAAATGTTGGATATAGTCAGGAGTACAGAAACAACAGAACAGTAAATGGTATAACCTACTATGATTGTTCATCTTTTGTTTACTACGCATTGTGCAACGCAGGTTTCAATCTTGATAACACAGCTTGGCCTTTTACAACGTACAATATGCAATCAATTCTTAAAAACTTAGGTTTCACAGAATATGATTCAAAAAATGTAACTTGGAAAAAGTCAGATATACTATGGAGTCAGGAACACACAGAAATTGTTCATCACGGTACAACAAACAAGGGTGAAGGATACACGATGGGAGCACATGGAAAGACAAATAGAACACTTGAAAATCAGGTTTCTATAAATAATTTCATTTCCAACTACACTAAGTATCCAAAGTTGTACAGATATGAGGGTTGAATATGCCAAATGTTTTAAGACTATCAATGTATCAGGTTGCAGCTATGTTAGGGTGCATATGGTGGGAATCTAAAGTAAACCCAGGTGAATATCATAATAACCAAACTGACCCATCTTCTACATATCAAGATTTAGGTGTTGGTTTAGGAATGTGGACAGACTTACCAGCAGATACAAAAACAACGTTATGGATTGCTGATGAATTTTTTAAATGGATGGCTAATCATAATTATGACTGGTGGGACGGTACAGGACAGTTACAGTGCATAATAGCAGATGAATTAAACATTCGTGGAACTGTAAATAACAGATTGCAAGGTTCTATGTGGACGCAGATACCAACAACATCTGATTTATACCCTCTTTATGGATATTTAAATACAAAATATCCAACATGGTCTGATTGGTTAAATGATACACAAAACAATAATGTTGAAGAATTAACATTAGCATATTTCATTATGTGGGAGACACCAGGTTCACTATATGTATTTAATTATAGAAATAACTGGGGACGAAGAAGGCAAACAGCTTATGACTTATTTAATTATTTAACACAGCATGGTAATGATACTATAACAGATGGATGGTATTATGACATAGGATATGTATTCATACCAGACCAAAAAGCGTATGATAATTGTGTATTAGCTTGGCAATATTTAGGTTCAGGTGTTGTACCTCCACCCGGTCCAGGTCCTACACCAACAAAGAAAAAAGGTATGCCACTATGGATGAAACTTAGATATTTCTAAAGGAGGAAAAATAAACATGGCAGTTCTGGCAAGAGATGATTTCTTTTCAAGATTACAAGAGAGAGTAGGAACAGCAACAAGTGACGAAGATATTTCTTTCATTGAGGATATGACAGACACGTTCAATGACCTTGAAAATCGTGCAAACGGTGATGGAGTAGATTGGGAACAGCGTTATCATGAACTTGATGAAAGTTGGAAACAAAAATATAAACATAGATTTTTCAGTGGTGGGGGTGTATCAAATATACCAAACACACCAAACAATGAAGAGGACGATGCTCAGGCAAGGGCTTCATCTATAACATTTAATGATTTATTCAAGTAAAAGGAGGACAAAATTATGCCAAATGTACCTAGTTCAGCAAAACTAAATGCTTCTTCTGTTGACATTCTGAACGCAATCAGAAATAGTGCAACAGCAAACTATCAGGATTATGTTCCGGTAGCAGACAATTCACTTGACAGTATTCGTGAGATTGGTGCTATTATGATGAACTATCCTGCACTTCAGAATGAATTTCTGAACGCACTTGTAAATCGTATTGGTAGAGTAATTATTAGTTCTAAAATGTATTCCAATCCTTGGGCTATGTTTAAGAAGGGATTGCTTGAATATGGTGAAACGATTGAAGAGATTTTCGTTAACATCGCAAAGCCGTTTGAATATGACGTTGAAGTAAGCGAAAGCGAAGTATTCAAACGTGAAATTCCTGATGTGCGTGCCGCTTTCCACATTTTGAACTATAAAAAGTTCTATAAAACAACTATTCAGCAGGAACAGCTTAGACAGGCATTTCTTTCATGGGATGGAATTACTTCTCTGATTACAAAAATCACTGATAGTCTCTACACAGGTGCTAACTACGATGAGTTCCTTACAATGAAGTACCTTATTGCAAAACACATTCTTGCAGGTAACATTAAAGCTGTTACTGTACAGACAGTAAATGCGGCTAATGCTAAATCTATTACTAGCACTATTAAAGGTGTAAGTAATAACATGGAATTTATGAACAGAGATTATAATAAGGCAGGTGTTCATACATACACCATGAAGGATGAACAGTACCTTATTGTAAACAGTGCTTTTGATGCTATTATGGATGTTGAAGTCCTTGCATCTGCTTTCAACATGAGTAAGGCAGAATTTGATGGTCATCATGTTCTTGTTGATGGCTTCGGAAATCTTGATAACGCAAGACTTGCAAAGCTGTTTGAAAACGATGATTCTTACGTAGAACTTACTGATGCTCAGTTGACAGCTCTTAATACAATTCCTGCTGTTCTTGTTGATAAGAACTGGTTTATGATTCTTGATAATATGATGAACTTCACTGAACAGTATAATGGCCAGGGATTGTATTGGAACTATTGGTATCATGTATGGAAAACCTTTAGTATCTCTCCGTTCTCAAATGCAGCCCTGTTTGTTCCTGGTACTCCGTCTATTACTAGCGTAACTGTATCTCCCGATGCTGTTACAGTAAGTGCAGGTCAGAGTGTAAACCTTAGTGCAGTTGTTGTAACTGAGAATTTTGCACCGCAGACAGTTATTTGGTCTAGTAGTGATGAAGATGTAGCTACAGTTGATGTTTATGGTACTGTTACTGTTTCTGCTGATGCAGATGCAGAAGATACTGCAACTATTACTGCTACTTCTGCTTTCGATAGCACTAAGACAGATACTTGTACAATCACTGTTGCCTGATAAAATGTGAAGAATGGGTACTAGAAATAGTACCCTTTCTTTTTAATAGGAGATAAAATTATGAGTTATTTTGCACCAGATACAACTATTATTTTTCTAAAAAATGTTCCTCTTGATAATAGTTATGAACATTCAATTTATTTTTCAACACCACAAAATCAATATGATTACTTTTATAGTCTTAGAAAATATAAATTAGATGCCCAAAGTTATCAGAGAGTTAAACGTGGTTGGATGCGTGTACAGATAAAAGCTGATAATTTATATGATTGCAACTATCTTATGTTCCAAAATTCATCTTTTGGTACAAAATGGTTCTATGCTTTTGTAAAAAGTGTTGAATATATAAATAATGAAGTTAGTGAAGTTGAATTTGAAATTGATGTTCTGCAAACATGGCATTTTGATTATCAATTAGGAAGGTGTTTTATTCTTAGGTCACATACATCCACTGATGTTATTGGTGAAAACATTGAACCAGAGCCAGTTGACGTTGGAGAATATCAGTTCAATGATTATTCACCTGTTTTTACAGGAGAATTTGATTTAACTGATATGTCAATAATTGTTTGTGTTGCTGAAGTTGATGATGAAGATGTTAATAAACATGGGAAAGTATATGATGGTATTTTCGGTGGCACTGTTATGTATGCTTTTACTACATCACAAATAACAGAACTTAACGATTTTCTTTCTGATTATTATGTTAAACCAGATGCAATTGTAGCTATGTATATGTGTCCTTCAATCATTGTACCACCTGTCGCACAAGATTATTCTATTCCTAGTGGGTCTATTGGAACTTTTTTAAGAGAAAATATAACACCATTAAGTACACCATACCCATCTCTTGATGGTTATACACCAGATAATAAAAAATTGTATACATATCCATATAATTTTTATCATATTGATAATGCTTCTGGTTCTGAAATGAATTTGCGATATGAGTTCTTTAACAATTTAGCACCAATTGTTGAACTAAATGGTGTGTTCACACAGCCAGTTAAACTAATATTAAGACCTGCCGGATACAAGGGATTAAGTAGTGGAGGGGAATTATCTCCGCCTACAGTTTTAAATACTGAATCAATTTCACTTGAAAATTATCCATTATGTTCATGGGCATTTGATGCTTATCAGGCATGGATAGCACAAAATAGTATTCCTGTTGGAATTGATGCTTTAAAAGTTATAGGAAATCTAGCAGGTGGTCCTGCTCTTGGACCGATAGGTAGTGCTTATAGTGTTGTTCAAGGATTTGATTTAATTTCAAATTTCATGAAACAAGCATATCAAACATCTATCGCTTCAAATATAACAGGTGGTAGCGTAAATAACGGTAATGCCAATACATCTACAAAGAAACAACAATTTTATGGTGGGAGAGTAAGTTGTGAATACACATATGCTAGAAAAATAGATGAATTTTTCACTATGTATGGTTATGCTATAAACAGATTGCTTCAACCAGACAGGGCTGTAAGACCTCATTGGACATATTTAAAGTTAGGAACAGTTGACTTATTGGGAAGCCCGGGTGTACCTAGTGAACATTCTGATAAAATAGTAAGTATTTATAAAAATGGAGTTACTTGGTGGTTATATTATTCAACAACAAATACTGCATATGTAGGACGATATGATTTAGATAATAAGGTTTAAAGAGGTGATAAAATGGGCAGAGTAAAAGACAGAAATTTCTGGGAGTCTGCAAGGTATAACAAAGATGGTTTTATGCAGTATTTTGACAGACTCACAGAATTAAGTATCAGTATGTTTGAATGGAAGAATTTACCTGATACCATTGATGAAAGGTTTCTTGAACTTGCATTGTTTGGTGACGGTATGGCTATTTTCTTTGAAGATGAAGTGCTTGGTTATCTTGCACTCAGAACAATGATTGGTGGCAGATTAGATGTATACCAGATACCAACAGAGAGAACAGCTTATGCTTCAAATGGATACAATAAACATCTTGATAATGAAAACAGTGTGATTATCTTCAATAATATGATTCATACAAACAGCACAAGAGTTGTTGAAACGTATGCAAGAAGATTATATGAACTTGACAGAATCATTGATGTAAATGCTAAAGCACAGAAAACACCTGTTTTTATTCAGTGTGAGGAAACTCAGAGACTTACAATGAAAAACCTTTATATGAAATATGAAGGAAATGAACCTTTTATATTTGGTGATAAGTCACTGAATCCTAATGCTTTAAAAGTTCTTAAAACAGACGCACCTTATGTGGCAGATAAAATCTATCAGTTGAAAACACAGTTGTGGAATGAAGCATTGACATACCTTGGTATTTCAAACTTGAATGTTCAGAAAAAAGAAAGATTGATATCTGATGAAGTTATACGAAATCAGGGTAGTACTATTGCAAGCAGATATTCAAGACTTGAATCACGAAGAAAAGCGTGTGAACAGATAAATGATATGTTTGATCTTGATATTGAGTGCAATTACAGAGAAGATTATCGTGAAGCTGACGATGAAGTTATGTTCTCTGGTGAAACTGGCGATGAATCAATGAAGGATATGGCTATTGATTTGAGAACACAGTGAGGTGGATTATGGCAAAATATACTACATCAGTTAGGTCAATATGTGAAGTTAATAGCGGTCTGGATGAAAGCAAAGGTCAGGCTAATGTTAATGATATTATTGCTAACTCTAGGGATAAAATATTTGACTTCTCATATCCTATTTATGATGAGGATTATAGGAGCGTTCTGGAAACAAAAATCTTGAAACATTATTATACTAGAGAGATTTGTGCTGAAACGGTTGGTAGATGGAAATTATTCTTGGACGCAAGAATGAATGAAATTATGCCATACTATAACAAATTGTATGAATCAGAATTACTTAAATTTAATCCTCTGTATGATGTTGATTATACTAGAACTAGCAACAGAGTTGGAAATCAAACTGGTGCTGAAACAGGAACTAGCGGAAACACAAATGTTGATTTGATGACTGGTAATATTTCTGATACTGGAAGTAATACTAATGTTCTTGAAAAAACTGGTAATGTTAGTGATACTGGTAGTAAATCCGATGTTTTGGAAAAGACTGGTACGGTTGGAGATAGTGGGTCGAATCAGAGTGTTGATGCTATGGGTGGTACAGTTACGGATTCTGGTCTGTCTAGTTCAATTCTTGAAAAAACAGGGAATGTAAAAGATAGTAGTACATCTAATAGTTCTGATTCTATGACAGGAAAAGTTAAAGATGATGGTACAGATGACAATACTAAAACCACTCATATGACCAAAGAAAATAACCTTGACACAACAACTGACGAAACAACAACAGATGTAAAGAAAAATAGTCATTGGGATTATTATAGTGACACACCACAAGGAGGTGTTAGGAATGTACCTCCAACAACTGGTTCTAATGGTTCAGACGAAAACGGTAATCCTAGTATACAAACACTTACATATTTAACAAACGCTAGACATATCATTGATGATGGTACTGGAAGTCAGCTTATTATTGACAGAGATGTACACGATGGCGGTACTGTAAAAGATGATGGTACGATTGAAGATAATCGTGAAACCCACAACACTAAAACTTATGACACAGTTGAAAATATTACTTCTGCATCTGAAAATGTAACAACACATAATACTAAAGATGAAACAACAGGTACAAACGATAATACTAAAACATATGACACTAGCAACACAGTAACAGGAACATCTGAAAACATAACAACGTATAACACAAAAGACACTAATTCTGGTGTTAATGAAAGCACAACTACATACAACACTAAAGACGCTAATTCTGGTATTTCTGAAAACACTAAAACGTATAACACTAAAAATGAAAGAGTTAATACTGGAAACACAAGTGCAAATAAAACACTTGATACTACAGAAGCATACATTGAAAGAGTGGTAGGTAAAACTAATTCACATAGCTATGTTAAATTATTGCAGGAATTGAGGGATAGTTTTCTTAATATTGATATGCTAATTATTCGTGATTTGAATGATTTGTTCTTTGCACTATGGGAATGATTATATTTTACAGAATTTTAAAAATATTGACATATAGTTTATAGTGTGATATAATCATTATAGAAATAAAGAACAGGATGTTCACTATATGGCATATAATTATAATTCAACATTTCAGCAATATGGTAATTATAATTTTCAAGCTAATCAGCAAATGCCACAGCGTTATAGTATTACCAGAGTAAACGGTGAAAATGGTGCAAGGTCTTTTCAAATGTTACCCAATAGCGAAGCACTTCTATTGGATACAACACAGCCTATAATTTGGTTAGCACAGACAGGAGGAAATTATAGATAAACGTTGATAAATGGTTGTTGTGGAATGGGGTGGGAATTGAGATATGAGAGAAATTGATGTATTTAAAGATGTGATTAGGAATATGGTTGAAGGTACTATGTTTCATAATCAGATGATTCAGTATTTTGAGTATCTTGGGCTTAGTGGTTTTGCTGAATTGCAGAAAATTAGGTTCGATGACGAGAATAATGAAATGGTTAAACTTCAAAGGTATATTGTTGAAGTGTATGGTGTGGTTGTTGGTGATATAAATCCTGATAGTAGAAACTATATTCCACAGGAATGGAGTGAAAATTTGAGGGAAAATCTTGAAAATGGTCAGGTGTGGGAGTATGTGAAGTTTGGGGTTGAGACATGGAAAGATTGGGAGAGTAAGAGTAGGGGTTTATATGGAAAAAGGTATTTTGAGTTAAGTGATTTGAGAGATGCAGGTGGTAGTGAAAGAATTATGGAGGTGGTTAGAGAAACAGAGAGGGAAATGAGGTTTGCTTATGAGTTAATGTGTTTGTTGAGAGGGGCTTATTATAATAGTGGTTGTGTGTCTTTGCTTGATGATAAGATTGTGAAGATGTACAAGAGGTTTTATAAGAAAGGAGAAATGTGATTATGGCTATTACACCTAATGACCCTGCTAATTTTACTCCTGCAAGGGGTAATTATAAAGAGTTGTCTCCATTTAGATTTTGGTGTCAGAAAGTTTTGCCTTTGGTTTATGATGACAGTTTAAGTTATTATGAACTTCTGAATAAAGTTGTGAACTATTTGAATATGACTATGGAGGATGTAACTACTCTTGAGGATGATGTTACTAACCTGCATACCGCTTATGTTCAGTTGCAGACTTATGTTAATGATTATTTTGTTAGTCTTGATGTACAAGAAGAGATTGATAATAAATTGGATGAAATGGCAGAAAGTGGAGCACTGAACGAATTGATTAACCCTCTTTTGCCTGCATTGATTAGTGATTGGCTTGATGAACACATTACACCCACAACACCACCTGTTGATAAAACATTGTCTATAAATAGTGCAAGTGCTGATTCAAAAATGGTTGGTGGAAATCTTTATCCAATAGTAAATGCCTTAGTAAACAAAAATCTTGAAAATGCTAGTATTGCAGATAACGGTTCTATTAGTAGCAATAATAAAAGATTACTTTCTAATAAAGTAAACGCTGTTGATGGAGATTATCTTACAATAAACTCGGGGTATGAATTTAGAATCAATTTTTATAGGAGCGATGGAACTATTGCTACACCGTATGGTTGGCAAACAGAACATCACTTTACTTCAACAGAGTTGGGATATTACAACGGTTTTCGTATCACCATAAGAAATAGTGCTAATGCAGACGCTACCATTAAAAACGATGAAGTATCACTTTATACAAGCATTAAAGAACTAATGCTTTATGATAAAAATATTCAACAATCTGTTATTGATTACATTCTTGAAGAGTTAACAAAAATAAAAAATCCACTTGTGATAGACAACAATTTTTGGTTAACAAACGAAAGTATTGATGAAAATGGCAATATAACAGAAAACATGAGTAGGTTATTAAGTGCGTATTTCACGTTTGATACAGACAACTATATTTCAATTACCAATGGGTATGAGTTCAGATTGTGCTATTATACCTCTAATACAACTGTTATTCTATCACCTACCTGGGAAACATCACATACATTTACTGAATATCAGAAAAACACATATTTAGGTGCAAGAATAATCATCAGAAAAATAAACGATATTGACAAGGTAATATATCCAGATGATGTTGTAGTAAATACAGATATAGATAGTATTGTTGAATACAAATTAGTAGCTACAAATGAACAAATTAAATTTTTAGAGGATGTTGTTAATCTAAAAGAACAGATTGAATATAATCTTGTTGAAAATGGTATAAATGCTACTGGTGGAACTGTAACAGGAAACCAGTATATGCACTTTGAGAAATTTTTCCCAACTTCTTTAGGTAAAAATATAACTGTTCTTCACGCTTCAATGGGTGACGAAAAAGTTTTTGCTTGTTACTACACTAACAGTTTAAGTTTTGTTGAACGTGTAGAATTAAGAAGAGGTGACACAATTTCTGATGAATATCCGTTGTTTAAACTGTCATACTATGATAGAAATGGTAGTGATGTTGACAAATATAAAACGTGGATATTCTGGACTAATGATAATCCTATTGTTGAAAAATTCAATGAGATTACATTTAACAATACGTTAAGTATTTTTGGTAATTCCCTACATATCGAAACCAACAAATGCTCTTTCCTTTTTACAAAGACAACAGATGCAAGTATAAACGTTGACACATATCGACTGTATAATGGGTATTTAAAAACTAAAAACGGTAGTGTTAATATGTGGTCAAATTCTGACGCTGAAGGTGTTATCAAAATTGTTGGCGAGGATGACTTTATTGGTGGATATCATGGCGATGAAATATTTAGTGATATAAATGTTTTAGTAGACGGTAAACCTATAGACATATCTCAGACCATCAATTATATGAAATTTGAAACACTTGATATATTTGTTGAGTCTAATGTTTATCATTGTAATACATCACAATTAGCAAACACAGTAGCGTTCAAAAGATGTAAACATCTTAGGTTCAAAGGTAACACATATTCTGTTGATAACACTTGGACAGCACAGAGTGATTTACGAATAAATCGTGCAAGTTTAGCTATGTTCCAAATGTATGTAAGTGGTAATGATGTTGATATGTTAACAAATTACTCACTTGATAGCTTCTCAAAACTTTATAGTGTTTCAGATGTTAGTGTATATCCTGAAGCAAATAATACCGCTAAAAAGTGTACTTATTATACAACTGAAGGTAACATTGATTTTGAAATAAATGTGTTAGATGATAAGTTTGTTAATGAGTACAACTGTGATGTTTCTATTGGAACATTAACATCTCAAGACAGGTTAAAGATTTACTTTGACACTATTAAATCTGGTTCTAATGTGCTTATTGGTAGTGGTGATTCAATTTACTGTCAGTTTACCGTAAAATTCTAAAACTATTGTGCGGATGTTTGTTGTGTTTAGTATGGCAAATGTCCGCACACTTGTTGTTATGATAGTACTAAGAAATGCGTATTAAGGTTCAAATGGGTGCAACGGATTTGCCGGAATACCCCTC